AGCAGGGAAGGAGGGTACCAATGTTCGAAGATCCCAAGCCGCCGGATCCGGAACCAGAGCCGGAACCGCAGCCGGAGCCAGAACCAGCTCCGACTCCTCCCGCGTAACCCGCGGAGCAGAGTGCTAAGAATCCCCTGTGTGAAGGGCCTCCACAGGGGATTTCTTTTGTCTGGAGATATATGCCAAGAAGACTTTCGCTAGAACAACAGTGGAGATCGTTCGAGATAATGACTGGTGTTGCTGCCACTAGCCCCATACAACGCAAGGAAATGCGTCGTGCGTTCTATGCTGGTGCATCATCTATTATGGATGCTATCGTAACCAGCCTTGATCCAGGCAGTGAACCCACTGATGCAGACATGCAGTACATGGATTCTCTTACCAAAGAACTGAGCCAGTTTGCTAGCGACATCGCAGCAGGGCGGGCATAGAAAGACCCCCTACTTTCTCCTGCTAGCGGCGGGCAAGCGCCGCAGGAGTTTCAGGGGCCTTTCACTCACCCGCCGTGGCATACGGGTGACCAGGAGTAACTAGAAGCTTGCCTCTTCTTCCTCTTCGTCGTCCTTTACGTTGGGCGCAGGAAACATCTTCTCAAGACGTGCCTGCTCGTTTGGTTCGAGCAAATGAACAGAGAAGCTGCGCCAGTATTCGTTTTCTCTTCTGAGCATCTTCTCGTTGTGATCCATCATCCCCTTTAGTTCTGTTATCTGCTTGTCCTTTGACTCAATCAGCGCTTTGGACAAGTACGATATCGCACCGGTCAGTACGCCCATAATGCCGCCAATAGCTGCGAGTGTTGTGAGATTTAGGACGAACTGCTCTTCCGCCACAGTTTCTACGGCCGATTGGGGAACAGGGGTGGGAGTGTTGGTAGGGGCGGGCGAGGCGTTATTGTTGGTCTGGGCGTAAAGGTTGGTATCGGCGTAAAGGTTGGCCGAGGTGTAAAAGTAGGACGAGGAGTGAACAGACGATCGATTAACGAAGGTGTATTTGTTGGCCTCGGGGTCGGGAGTGGCACACTTGTTGGAGGAACAGGTGTTGGCTGAGGTACTGGTGTAGGAGGTAAAGGGACAGAGGTACTGGTCGGCACCTCCGGTGCTCTTGTGGGTTGTGGCGGTACCGACGTCGCAGTAGGGTTCACAACTGGTGGTGCACTGGTAGGGGTTGGCTGGCTTGGGATTGGTGTAGACGGTGCTACAGGAACATCTGTGGGCTGCCCAACAACAGGCGTGCTTGTAGCTGCTCCAGGAATTGATGGTGACGTCGGCTGGTTAGGTACAGAAGTGTTAGTAGGTTGCCCTGGAGCGACAGGTATAGGTGTATTCGTCGGCGGGCTACCTGGGGACTGTATAGGCCCAGATGCAACAATCGTCTGCGGCGTGGGAGCACTATCGTCTTCCGGCTCTGGTGTAGATACAGGGGTAACCACATCAACAACCCTGTCTGGTTCCCTTGGGGCATCTGCGGCGACGGGTTGCGGTTCTCCATCTGGTATTTCCTGTTCTGGCTCCGGGGTAGCTGTAGGCAAGACAACTATTGTAGCCTGAGGCTTCACTACTGGCTTGGGCACAGGTACAGCAATCGTCGTAACCAGAAATGGCGTGGACGTCGGTACAGACTGTTGTCCTTCTGGTAGTGGAGTTGGATTGGGATCGATGGTAATGATGTTGCCTTCGTCGTCCACCTGAACTGCCAGAACAACTGGTGTAGCCTCTTGTGTCGGTGCACCTTCTACCTGCACACCTTCAGCGGAAACCACAACTTCCCCCTGAGCGTTGTGGCTCAATGTTACCTGTAGGGCGACTGGAGGTATTGGAGTGTCTGTTGGTCCTATGGTTACCGTAGGTATTGGTGTTGGGGATGATGGAATAGCATCTGCTACTTTGACCGTTGAGATATTTACGATCACTAATACCAGCGCCACACCGGCCCATCCTGCGGCAAACATCCACAGCCACGGCCCAAGTATCTCCAGTATGCGTCCCACGTTATTGTGCTAACCGCTCAGACCAGCCAACACGTAAAAAGCTAGTCCGGCCCACCCTAATGCATGACCGTAAGAGCTTTCCCAGTTTGGTCGCCATGTCCAAGACGCAAGTGCAGCAAGCACGAGAAGTACAAGCGCGACAACCTGTAGAATTTGATGTGTTGCCATTTAGGCCTCCAGCCACACTACGCTAAACGGACCTAGCCGTTGGAATTCGTCTCGGCTAAGTGACTCCCATACTCCGCGGTATCCAGGTGCAGAGTTTGCAACCCAGATGTTACCACCATCGTGTCCACGTAAGGCTACCCAATGATACCAACCACCTCCAGACATCATACCTGTTGTGCGCCCTGCTATGGCATACACTGAATCAAACGTCAACCATCCCTGGCTTGAATCCTGGCCGTATTCAGCCAAGACTCTACGCAGTTGGGCACCAGAACCATCCATCAAACCGTAGGTACCATTGATATTCTCAGGGTACCCGATTTGTGAAACACACTGGTCCTCATTCGCCCCAGAATCTAACCCTGTTGCACGTAGAACCCATGCCAAAGCGCATGCCGAACACGTCCAGTTGGCACGCTGCGTCGGCATCAGAGTATTCGGATCCCACGTTACCCTTTTGGGAGTGACTCCGCATCCGACTCAGTAAGAGGGGGATCAAGGTTGAGTGTTCCCTGTAGTCCGGGATCTAAGGCATACAGGAAAGCCTCTACAGAGCCTTCTCCTGTCCACCTACCCTGCACTGCCGCTGCCAATGCAGCCGTGAACAGAGACTGTTGCTGCTGAAGTTGTGTGATTTCTGCCTCAGCCATGATTTACTCCATTCTTGCTAAACTCTTCCTTGGGTGTAATGCGGAGTTCGTTCTCCTCATCTACGAACTCGACGTTGTAGCTGTCTGGTAGTTTGTGACCAGCCTGGTCTGCTATCAGAAGAATCACATCACGTACGTTCTGCTCAGCTATTTTGGCCGCACTCAGGGCAGCTTCTACCACCGAGTTTGCCTCATCGGAGTGCCCTATCAGGTAGGACAATCTCCTTGCCGTATGGTTGTTCAACTGTAGTGTTATCATGGCGCTCCTAATGTGGATATTGATCGGTCGGGCAGAAGACTACCCACATATTGCCATTCATACCCATACCCGTATTGCAGTTCATCTGCACAGCAATAACCGTCCCTGCACTGAGAAGGACTGCACCACCAGCTCCATCATAGCCAGTGTGCCAACCGTAGTTTGTGGCTCCAGGAGCAGGGTTGTTGAAGTTCTGCTGTGTCCCGATTGATCCTCCAAATCGGAAACGGATGAAACCACCATAAGGATTAGGAGCACCACCACCGAAGTAGCAGTGTATCATTCCCGCCCAATAGCCTGTCCTGTTGACGGTTATAGCTGCAATGTCTTGCCACTGTCCACCAGTACCTGAGCTACCTACACTGAGAGCAGTAGCTAGAATAGATAACCCAGGTGGCAAGACTCTGTTGTACGCAGCTTCCCAGCTTTCACCATTGGGCCACACACGACTTGGACCCCAGGCACTATTGGCTCTGGCCTGCCACGTCTGCATCTGGTTGACCATGTCGTTGTAGTAACCGACATAGGCGTTGTAGTTTGCCTCCCAAGTGGAACCATTGTTCCACTGTCGGCTTGGTCCCCAGTAGTAGTCTGCCTGCCCACGCCAGTATTGTGCAGATTGACTCCAAAAGACAGCATTTACTCCCTGCCCAGGATAGCTAAAGGAATAGCCCTGCGGATCTCTAGCGTTCCGCCACTCACTACCCCATTGAGCATTCCACTGCTCAGCAGTAGAGGAGTAGAACTGTCCATTGCCCCAACCTGGTGGATGCTGTGCCCCCATTCCAGAGCTACTCTGGCCTCCACCAGTGTCACGAGCATTGTTGTACTCAGCAACGTACATTGGATACCACTGTCCAGCAGTGGTACTCCAAAGCTGTCCACTTACCCACCCTGTAGGATGCGGACCAGTAGAGGTATCCCTAGCATTGGTGTACTCCGTATTGTAGGAACCCTGCCATTGCGAGGACGTGGTAGACCAACGTTGTCCAGGAGCATACCCAGATGGAGGATGAGTACCTGTGCTGTTGTCGTTAGCCTGTCCAACCCAATACCCTACTTGAGAAGCTGCGTATGTCATGCAGCCCTCCACTGGATACCATTGCTCTTGTAGCAGTAGGCATCGCCAGCTACGATGACACCGTTCTGGACAGCGCCAGTAACCAGATTGGTAGACCCTCCAAACACTGTACTGCCGCCAGTAGCAGTTACCGTGATGGTACCAGCCTCAGCAGCAATTGTGATGGGTCTTTCTGTCAATGTTGGGTCTGGAAGCACTACGCTCTGCGCAGATGCCAGATAACCAAAGAAGAACAGTTTGCCTGCCAACATCGTAGCAGTAACAGGTGTGACATTAGACCTGAGAGTTGTGTTCTTGTACATACTCTCAGGATCACTACCCGTGCTAGGGTGTAAGTAAGCCAGGCACGTACCGCCAGATGGGTTCTCCAGAGCAATCCCAAACGCTGCCGAAGTACCAAGCGGGGTACCAGTAGCTACTACGTTAGCATCCTGTGTGATGAGATACTGGAGGCGTGTGATACCAGTGACTTTGGTGCGCACAAAGCCTTCCATCGCAACGCGGCCGACAGCACCAGCAGGTATCGTCTCTACAACAACACCAACCATCTCACCCCTGGCACCTGCGACTGGCATGATAAAACCTCGGTCCACAGCAGGATCGAGCATTACCACATCGCCACTTACCCGCTGAGCACCTGTATTGTTTACGAAGTCCTGGCTTAGCCCACCTGTGAGGGTGATAGTGGAGAAACTCCACCTGCCAGTGATTACTTCGTTGAAATCAAAGAAGGTACTCCTATCACTGAGGTTTGAATTGAATCTGGTGGTGTCCCTAACACCCGCGTTTGGTGTAGGGTCATCATCAGTTACTTCCGGGAGTAGAAATCCGTGCCGAACGGTTGTTTGCATTGCTCACCTCACTCAAATCGGAGATCTGCCCAGGTCATATTACCAAGATCTGCCCACGTTCTGTCCGTCATGTTACTGGTATCACCATGCCAAGTCACCTCGCTATATTCGAGGAAGTATCCCAGGTGAGATGGCTTGATGCGCTTGATCATGAGATCGATATTTGCCTGTACGTTGGGCGGAAATCCCTTGGGTTTGATGATGCGAATACTAAAACTATAACGCCTAAGATCAGTTGGCGGCAAGTCGAAGTACTCGATCACTGCAATCTCATCGGCGTAGTTGGCAATCTGCGAATGTATATATGCTGGCGTGGGTGTTGCTGTACCCTGCATTCTAGCGATGATATTCGCCCTGCGCTGTTGTAACGTAGCATCAGGATCAGCAGGCGAACTGAACATCTGTTCCCAATACGTCATCGCAGCTTCGTTAGCTGTACGCGCAAACCAGGCAGAATGCATCGGCTCCAATTGGATAGTGCTCGCTTGATCTCCGATAGCTCTGTATATTTCACTGTCGGACATGAAGCGAGTAAACCTGGCTAGCGGGTCGAATTCAAACCCAATAGCCATCAGGAACTGCTGCATGAAGTCGTCTTCTTCCCAGTAAGTGGGCAGATTCTCCATTAGAATCTCGCCCCAACCGTAGAAATCCTTGTCGTTCATACAGCCGTAATCGTCCCCGAAACTGGTTTTTCTGTGCCTGTTAGTGTGACGTTTGCAGTGCTGAAAGTTGGCGCTCCAGCCCTGCGGATACCGTAACCTGTGGAGTACATATCAAAAGTGTCGATACCATCACCACCAGCAATAGCTGCCTGCTGCACGCGGTAGAACATGACATGTCCATCTTCACCACCAACGGGCTGAGCGTTGAGGAAAGTGGTGATTGCACTTCTCACTTGCTGTTGTACCGCCACAAGGTTGAAGCCATCCTTGACCGTCAGTGTAAACCTGGCCTCGATCAGTGCAGCCACAGCAGCTTCTACCGTGACGTGCGCACCGATTGGTCTACGGGTCTGGATGTAATCGTACACCTTACCCACTGTGGCACTGTCAGGAATAGTGTTATCTGAGTTGACTATGACTACCTTGACGGTACCATATCCAGCCCATTCTTCCAACACACTTACTGGACCCAAGCTAGTACCTGGAGTTTCGCGCGCCCAGATCTGGTAATCGGTATCATTACCACCAGCAGAACGTTGGCGAACCGTCAACAGGAACCTGCTCAG